CGGTGTCATCTCCGTCGTGCTGGACGCAGGTTGCGCGGCCGACGCGGTATCTGACGATGGCGCGGCCTTACTGCTCGTCAGCGACCGCCACGCGCCGCCGTCGAGAGCCATGCTTTCGCCGGTGCTATCGTTGACAGCGCGCACCGCTGGCTTCCACGCGCCGCCAGCGTCCGTCAGAACATCGCCCGCGTCGTTGACAGCGAGTGCCATCGGTTACTGCACCACACGGAAGCCGGGCGGAAGCGGCGGCTGTGACGGCGTCGCCGACGGGGCTGTCGGCACTCCGCCATACATCTGCTGTGGCGTCATGGGTGCGTTGGGGTTAGCGGCTGTCGGCGCCACTGTCGCCCTGTCCCCGATCCCCCTAGCCTTCACCACATCGGCCATCGTCATGTTCGGATTGGCCGATTGCTGCAACGCGGTAATGTCGTGGTGCGTGAACGGAATCGCAGTCTGGATTTGGGTAATAATGTCCCGAACTTGAGCCTTTTGCACATCCGGGATTTTCGGATCGACTAGGTTCGGCTCCATGCCCTTTTCAACGATCTGCCGAAGCTCTGCCATCTTTCGCATCTTCGTCATTTCGGAATCGCCGGCCTTTAATACCAACCCGTCCATTGAGGATGACATTGTCCCACTAGGCGCCAAGCCGCCCGTCTCGATGGCGGCAAGCGACCGCCCGATACCCGGAACCATCGTGTTGTAGTCCTGCACCTGCTGCGTGGTGAGGGCGTTTTGCAGCGACGATTTAGCCGCCGCGAACAGCCCCTGAGGTGCGCCGCCGTGCGCAAACCAACCGCTATCAGTCCCGGAAGGCAGTTCCATGATGTTCTGCGCGGCCGCCGTTGCTTCGTTCGCCGCTACGGTCACGCGCTTGAAGTAAACCTCCGACCGGTTACCCATACCCCCGCCAGGCGCGCCCGTCTTGTTCGGATTGGTGCCGGTCGGGACGAAGTCAATGTCGCCGGTGCGCGTGTTCTGCCGGTTGACGCCAGGAATCGTCTTGGTCGGATCGTCCGGGTCAATCTGCGTTGCTGGCTGGAAGGTAAACTTCGACCGGCCGGATAATACTGTCACGAGCGCATCGTTTAACTGCTCCTGCGTGGCGTTCGGTCCAGCCAATGCGCGCGCCATCTGCAACTCGCCGGTCGGCTTTTCCACCTCCAACTGCGTCCGGGCCATCGCACCCGCCTGGGACTCCGTATTGCGTGCCGCCTCGCCAGCCACCGTAGCTGCGGTGTTGGCAGCGGTGCCCGCTATGCTCGCCGTGTTGCGGGTGTTCGCGCCGGCTTCCACGGTGGCTGTGTTGGCAGCGGTCGCGGCTTGGGACTTCGTGTTTTCCCCAGACTGGAAGTTCTGCTGCTGCCCCTGCAACGTCGTTTCTCGCACGGTGGCCAGTTGATCGGCGAGCACAGCGGATTGGTTCGCCAACTGCGATTTCTGCAGTTCCAAGCCCGCAGTTCCAGCGAACGCGGAAACGCCTTGGCCCAAGGCGCTCAGTCCATTCATCAGCGATGGCATGGTCGAGCGCCCCAAATTAGCCGCCTTAACGCCCACTTGTCCTTTATGGCGGAAGTATCCCCGGACAGAACGAGGCGGCAGTTCCCAATCCAGCCGATCTCACCTTCAATCGGGAGGCGAAAGAAACGAAAGAGCCTGGTAGGAATAAAGGCTGACATTTCGTACACATCGTCTTTAAGCGATGGATCGATCAAGACTGCGCGGTCGGTGTCGAGAGCTATTTCCCCACTCTCATGAAATACCATCTCAGGCATCAGGTCGCTCCCATGTGGCTGCGGACGTTTGCAACATAATTTGGATCGCCGCCACCATTGTATTTCGCCAGTGCGGTATCGACTGCCTTCGGATCGTTCCAATCGACGTTCCCGCCGGCCTTAGCCTTGAGGTAATCGGCCGCGAACGCGATATTCACCGCTGCATCCTTCAGCGTTGCAGGATCGATCCCCTTGAGCCCGTAACCCGGATTTGCAGCCGTAGACGGCTTTACTTGATGCAGCCCGATCTCCCCGGCGCTGCCGACGGCATCCGCGTTGAAATTGGATTCCTGCTTGCCTTGCGCAATCAGCAGGTCAACCGGGATTCCGGTCCGCTTCGCCGCCGCTTGGTAGATGGGCAGGAGGTCCGCTGGCACGTTGGCAGGTGTTGTGGACGCCAGCGCCGCCTGTGCGGCTTGCGCAGGAGCGGACGCGGGCGGCGTGGACTCTAGTGCCGTTGCGGCCGGCGCACTGTTCATCAGCGGCGCGCGGACCTGCGCATCGGCGTCCTTGGCGTTGAGCCCCGAGCCCAGCGCCGAGAAGCCGTTGATGAGGCTCACTGCGCCTCGCCGCCGTTAATCAGTCCGCCAGGACCGGGCGGCAATGGCGTTGGGGTGGCGGCGTTGGGGTGGCGCAGAAAGCCGGCCTTCATTTGTATTTTTTGCATAGCTTCGGGGTCCTGCGTGATCGCGTGGACCTTGCTCGCAGCCTGTTGCAGCATGGCATGGGTGATGCCCAATTTCTGAAAGAGCGTGTTGGTGAATATGGTCGTCGCCCGGTCCAGTTCCGGCTCGGCGATCTTGGCGATCTTGGCCCGGTCGATGAAATCCAGTCCATGGAACATCAAAGTCATACCGGCGGGAATGGCCGCCTTCATAGGCATGACGCCCCGCGCCTGCTTGCGCATGATCAGCACCAGCGCCACGGCGCCCGTTGCGCAGTCGGAGATCGGGTCACGGCTATTACGCAGTTTCGCCATGAAACTGTCCGGGCCTTTGTCGAGTGCGATCCTTAGTCCGGCCACGACGATTTTGAGATAATTAGCGCGATTCTCTGGGGTCAAGCCGCTTTCTACTTTATCCTCCGCTTGTTGCAGTAGCGGATTACCGAGACTGCCGCCCAGCATCGCTCGGTCGGCGATCCTGCCCGCATCCCCCGACGTGCCGTTGATGATACCGCTCATTGCAATATAAGACCAACTGGTGTATAAATCGGGTCAGCACCAGTGCTCGAAACACTGATGCCAACCCTAACCAGACGAGAAGCGACCTCGACATGGCTGATCTGATCATACCCGCGCCAGACGCGGCCGGCTATTGGCATTTCACATACATAACGACCGACACGCTCGACGGTAGTTGGTATGGCGGAAAGCGAAGTTGCAAGAAGCATCCGTCGTCCGATCCTTATCTGGGTTCTGGAAACTGGGTCAGGAAGCATCCGGAGCGAAAGCGGTTGCGACGTGAGATTGTCGCCTTCTTCGCGACATCGAAGGAGGTATATGCCGCCGAGGCGGACATGATCACCTGGGCTGCGGTGCTGGATGACCCGCTTTGCATGAACGAGACCGAAGGCGGTCTTGGAATGTCGGTGGAATGCTCGCAGAGACGGCTTGCGTGCCCGGAATTTCGCGCAAAGCACGCCGACGCTATTAGCCGAGTGACAGCCGATCCCAAATGGCGGGAGAAAACCGCCGCATCCAATCGCCGCTTGGCCAACGATCCGAAGTGGCTCGAAAAAGTTGCTGTCGCAAACCGCCTTACGTCCACTGACCCAGATTGGCGTGCAAATACCGCCGCTGCCAATCGTCTCAAGGCCGACGACCCCGCGTGGCTTGATGCGTGTGTTGAAGGAGGGTTAATCAGGTCTGCAAAGCCAGAATGGCGTGAAAACCACGCCGCAGGAATGACCAAAAGAGCGGCCAACGGAAAATGGATTGAAAACATAGCCGCCGCGAATCGTCTCAAGGCCGCCGATCCGAAGTGGCGTGAAGCGAACGCCGCCCAAACGCGCCGCTTGGCTGTTGATCTGAAATGGCAAGAAGCAGTTACCGCCGCCAATCGTCGCAAAGCCATTGACCCAACATGGCTTGCAAAGGTTAGCGCCGCCGCCCTTCTTCGCGAGGCCGCCAAGAGAGCCGCGAAAGCAGCCATCACGCCGCCTGCGCCGGAGCGCCCGTGACCGACGGGGTCTTATTGATGGTCCCCGTTGCCCCAGGCACGAGCGTCTGAGGTGTTCCGGTTACCGGGCTGCTGCTGGCCACCGCCTTGGGCATAGCCAAATTTTGAGTCTGTTGTTGAGTTAATGCGGCTGCAGAA